CGACTGGGACAGCGCCGAAGCAGGCTGGTCGAAAGTCGACTACACCGGCTGCTCGTTCCAGCCGATCACCTCGAGCGAGGATGTCGTCGCCCAGCAACGCACCGAGTCGACACACAAGGCGTTCATGTCGACCGCAGCGGACGTGCTGGCCACGGACCGGCTCCGGTTCGACGGGCTGGACTACCAGGTCGCGGGTGACCCGGAGCAGTGGCGGATCCGCGGCATCGAGCATCACCAAGAAATCCGCTGCTTCAGGATCACGGGAGGCTGAGCATGTCTTGTCACACGATGCAGTTACGGCTGCCGAAGGATGCCCCGCTTCGGAAGCCAAGTCCGGTCTGGGCCAGCTTCGCGCGCCGAAGTGGCCGCATCTGCGGCGGTTACGTCCGCTTCGGTTCCCGCTGCTACTTCCTTCTCTGCGACTGACCCATGCCGACTGCTGACCTCCCCGACCCGATCGTCGTCGCACGGGAAGCGATGCTCGCCCAAACCGCCATCACCACCAGCGACGTCGGAACCCGCATCCACTTCGGCATCCCGGAAACCACCACCTACCCGATCTGGGTGCTGTCCTCCGTCGACGACGACGAACTCCGCCCCGAGACCCTCGCGGCCCGCATCCAGGTCGACGTGTGGGGCGAAGGCAACACCGCGCAGCACCTCATCGACTGCAAGGCCAGCGCGCGCCGCCTGCGGGCCGTGGCACGCGACCTGAACGGCGACTGGGCCAGCGGGAAGATCCGCGGCTGCGTCGCCGGACTGATCATCCCCAACCCGGACCCGACCGCCGGCCGAGTCCGCTACATCGTCGACCTCACATTCCAGCTCAACCAGTGAAGGAGCCCAACCGTGGCTGACAACTCCAAGCCCACCGAGCCGACGGTGGCCGAGCCGACGACCTCTCCGATCGCCAACGAGCTCGCCGAGCAGATCGAGCTGCAGCGCAAGGAATACGGCATGTACGTCGCGGCCGTGCCGATCTTCCACGGCACAGCCCGGGCCTACAACCCGGGCGACGCGATCCCGATCGAGAACTGTGAGCGGCTCAAGTACATGGAGCAGGGGCTCGCCGTGAAGGTCGGTTCAAAGGAACACAAGGCTCTCCTCGAGTCCCTCGGTCGTTCCTGATGCAGATCGGCCGGCTCCGAATCGGGCAGTTCCGGCCCGAGGTGCTGGCCGCCGTGTCGCAGGCCCCGTCGGTCAAGAAACAGGTCCGCGCCGTCGCGGCCGAGATCCGCAAGGAAGCGCGGCGTCTCGCACCGAAGGACACCGGGAACCTGCGGAAGAACATCGCGGTCGAGAACGTCTACGACCGCGACACCGGCCTGGTCGAGTACCACGTCGGCTGGAAGCACCAGGGATGGTACGGCTCGCTTGTCGAGTTCGGCACCGAGGACACCCCTGCCCGCCCACACCTCCGCCCTGCTGCGGACAAGTTCAAGAACTAAGCCGCGCTTGCGGCTCTCCCATCACAACGACGCCCCTTAGGAGGGCCGCTAGATGCCTGGTGCAACTGCTGTACCCACTCTGCTCACTGACCCCGGATACCTTTACGGGGCGCCACTACTGACGGCCAACCCGACGAACACTGTCGTCGGCTCCGTCTTCACCGACGCCTGGCCGGCTGGCTGGATCTCGCTCGGCGCCACGAAGGAAGGCTCCACGTTCCAGTACGCGACGACCGTGGAGGCGATGTCGGTCGCGGAGTTCTTCGACCCGATCAAGTACGCCACGACCGAGCGCGCCGGGAACATCGCGTTCGCCCTCGCCAATGCGACCCTGCACAACATGAAGCGCGCCTTCAACGGCGGCATGGGTCCGATCACCGCCACCTCCGGTACTGGCGCGACCACGTTGGGCACGTTCGAGCCGGTCGCCCCCGGCGCCGAGATCCGCATCATGCTCGGCTGGGAGTCGTACGACAACACCACCCGGATCGTGATGCGGCAAACCATCCAGGGCGGCGAGGTCGCGATGGAGTTCCAGAAGGCGCCTGCGTTCGCGGGTATCCCGTGCACGTTCAACTTCGAGGTCCCCGCGGCCCTGGCCGTGTTCTCCGTCTACTCCGCCGGCGTCGCCCGGTTCGGTTCCTGACATGCCGGTCGAGATCGTCCCGGAGACGCCGCTCGAGGTGGTCCCGGAGGTGGACACGCGCGACAAGGTCTCGTTCATGGGTGCCGAGTTCGCGATCGCGGACAAGATCGGACTCATGCCGGTGATGAAACTGGCGAAGGCTGCGAAGTCCGGTCTGGACTCGGCGGACATGGAGGGCCTGGCCGCGATGCACGACATGCTCGAGCAGTGCATCGCCGACGATGACTGGCCACGGTTCGAGGACCACGCGACGAAGACGCACGCCGATCACGAGGAACTGCTGCAGGTCGTCAAGGACGTGACTGTGATCCTGACGGGGCGCCCTACTTCGCGGCCCTCCGACTCCTCGGATGGGCCGAAGCAAACCAGTCCTACCTCCGTGGAAGATTCCTCCTCGCTCGAGGTGGTGCGCCGCTTGAAGTCGCAGGGTCGGCAGGACCTTGGGATGGCGGTGCTGCGGCAGGTCGAGACGGGCTGACGTTGGCCGATCTGTGCGACGTGGTCTACGCGATCCAGGTGGACCAGATGCAGGCACTCGATCTCGCTGTCATCTCCGGTGGCCGCGAGCTCGTTCCTGGCGAGATGGTCGACAAGTTCAACGACTGGCTCTATTCCGAGCCGGAAGTCATCGACCGCGAGAAGGCTCAACTCTTTGCCGCGTTGGGGGTGGGACCGTCATGACGTCATTGACCGACGTGTTCGTTACCGTGCGCCCAGACCTCGACAAGTTCGGGCCCGAGGTGAAACGCAAGCTGAACGCGATCGATTCCAAGAAGGAGGGCAGGCAGGTCGCCACCCGCTTCGGTGTCGGGATGAACGGCGCCATCGGCGGCATCGTGTCCCGATCCGCGGGGATCTTCGCGGCCGGGTTCGCCTTGATCAAGGGCGCCGAGATCTTCGGCGGGTTCATCAACGACGCCCGTGAGTCCGCGAAGGTCGCACGCATCAGCGCCCAGGTCATCAAGTCGACCGGCGGCGCCGCGAAGATCACCGCCGGCCAGATGGGTGCCCTGGCGACGGCGATCAGCAACAAAACCGGGGCCGACGACGAAGCCGTACAGAGCGGTGAGAACCTGCTGGCCACGTTCACGAACGTCCGCAACGAAACAGGCAAGGGCAACAAGGTCTTCGACCGCGCCACCCAGGCCGCGGTGGACATGGCCGCTGCGATGAACAACGGCGTCGTCGACGCTAACGGTCTGAAGTCCGCGAACATCCAGTTGGGTAAGGCGTTGAACGACCCCATCAAGGGTGTTACCGCGTTGACCAAGGTCGGGGTTTCGTTCACCCAGCAGCAGAAGGACCAGATCAAGAGCCTGGTCAAGTCCGGCGACACTCTAGGCGCGCAGAAGATCATCCTGGCTGAGGTCGGCAAGGAGTTCGGTGGCGCGGCCGCGGCTGCGACGGATCCCTTGACCAAGCTGCATACGATCGTCGGGAACGTCAGCGAGACGATCGGTGGAGCGTTCCTGCCGATCGTCGACAAGGCCGCGACGTGGCTCGGTGAGAATCTTCCGGGTGCCGTCGCGACGGCCGGGAAGTTCTTCAACGAAAAACTGCTGCCCCCGCTCAAGGACATCGCCGGCTTCTTCACCGATCAGGTCATCCCAGCGGTGAAGAACACAATCGACACGTTCGCCGGCCTAGGCAAGAAGCTCGTCAACGCGATCGGCCCCATCGACCTGTCCGGGATCGCGACCGGGATCTTCAACGACACGAAAGCCTGGGCTGGGTCAGTCATCGGCGGCTTGAAGTCCGGTGTCGAGTCCGCCGACTGGAAGCCACTAGGCAAGGCGCTGGGTGACGGTGTCATCGCCGCGGTCCAGAATGCCTCAGGCCTCGGCGAGAAGATCGGCACCGCGTTCAAGGCCGTGATCAACAGGATCGACTGGAAGCAGGTCGGCAACGACTCGACCGGCGCGATCATCGCGTTCGTCTCCGGCGTCGACTGGGCTCAAGTTGGCAAGGCCCTCGGTATCGCGGTGTTCAAGAGCCTGAAGATCACCAATGACGTCCGGGTCGCGGTCATCAACGCCTCCGCCGACCTGGTGACCGGCATGTTCGACGCGATCATCGACGCGATGGCAGTCTGGAAGGTGAACGTCAACGCCTACGTGAGGCAGGTCGGCCGAGACCTGATCGCGGGCCTGTGGTCGGGCATCAGGGGCGCCATGAAGGGCGTCGGCGGTTTCATCAAGTCCGTGATCGTCGACCCGATCGTGAACTGGGCGAAGTCGCTGTTCGGCATCCACTCGCCGTCTACGGTGTTCGCGAAGATCGGCGTCAACCTGATCGTGGGGTTGAAGGGCGGTATCGCCGCGGCCGCGAGGGGCATCGGCGCCTGGATCTACAGGACCGTCATCGCGCCAGTCGTGGCACCCTTCGGCAGGGCTGGGACGTGGCTCGTGCAGCACGGCAGGAACGTCGTTGCGGGCTTCAAGACCGGCGTGTCGGCGATCGCTCGGGGTATCGGCCGGTTCATGTACGACCGCATCATCAGCCCCACGGTGGCGCCCTTCGGCAGGGCAGGGACGTGGCTGAACTCGGCGGGCCGGAATGTGATCGCCGGTTTCAAGAACGGCATGGTGGCGATCTGGGGGAGCGTCACCAAGTGGGTCGGCGGCATCGCGAACTGGATCAAGGACCACAAAGGCCCCGTGTCGCTCGACGCCCGGCTGCTGGTGCCTGCGGGCCAGGCGATCATGTCCGGGTTCCTGAAGGGCCTCAAGTCCGGCGCCGGCCCGGCGTGGAATTTCGTGCAGTCCGTGGGCGGGAAGACCGTCAGCGCTCTCCAGAGCGTTTTCGGGTCGCTGACGGGTGGCGGAGGCCCCGCCCCCACCGACCTGTCAGGCATGCAGGCGCTGGTGCGGACCGTCGCCGCCCAGCGCGGCTGGGGGACCGGTGCGCAGTGGGACGCGCTGTATCAGCTGGTGCAGCACGAGTCCGGGTTCAACCCGAACGCGCAGAACCCCACCTCGAGCGCGTACGGGCTGTTCCAGTTCTTGAACAGCACCTGGGGTTCTGTCGGTGCATCCAAGACATCCGACCCGTGGGCGCAGACGGCAGCTGGTCTGCGTTACATCTCCAACGCGTACGGGTCGCCTGTGAACGCGTGGAGCAAGTGGCTGTCTCGTAGTCCGCACTGGTATGCGAAGGGGACGCCGTGGGTCCCGAACGACCAACTGGCCTTCGTGCACCGGGGCGAGGGGATCATCCCCGCCGACGTGAACCGGCAACGTCTGGCCGCCGGCAGCGGCGGCACGGCGGTTGTGCAACTCTCCGAGGGGGACCGGGCCTTGCTGCGCAAGGTCGAGGCCGCCATCGAACGACTCGCCGGGAGGCCGCTCGTGTTTGATGCCCGC